GGCTTTCACTAATGACGCTGGATATATAACAGACGCAGCAATAGAAAATCTTGTTACTTCAGCACAGGTTGAGACGCAGATTACCTCAAAGGGTTATGCTACTGTATCTCAAATACCTACGGTGCCAACAAGCAATACTGCATTCACTAATGATGCCGGATATATCACTAGTGCAGCTATTGCCAATATGGTTTCATCTACATATGTTTCAACTATTTGGAGAGGCACCCAGGCTGAATATGATGACATCCCAACCAAGGACCCAAATACTTTCTATATAATCACAAATAACTAATTGAACTATGGCAGAATATACATTTGATAAACATATGATGGCTGGTGAAAGGATAGATATTGCAAAAGCCTTTAATGCCTTTAATGATGGTAATGAACTACACTCCCCTTTTGCTGTAGTGGTGGGTGGTGATTTCTATACCGAAAATGGTTTATATGAAAGTGGACTGATAAATAATTGGCAAATACGAATCGCCGCCCCCAATCCCAAAAAGTCAGCAACACCAAAACCAACCGAATTTGAGTATAATTGGGACGTTGCCTATAATGGCGAAGGCCTAAAAACCTGGGAACTTACTACCGATGATTTTGAAAGTATGGCAGAATTCTATTCCCATTTCCCTACAGGAACTGGACTTCAGTTGGTGAATGAAGGTGATGATTTTAAAGGTCTTTGGTACATCAACTCAAAAGGTGATTATGAATTTGCGGGAAAGACATTCACTTTTGCAGAAAATACAGAGAGCTTCACTATAACCTGGCAAGATGATATCCCCGGTGATAAAGGTGAAATAGTTACCGGTTTTGTTGTAAGGACCACACCGTATACAGAACCAGAAAGATAATAACTATCTAATCTTTAAATAGTTATGAGTAATTTGCAAAGAATAAAAATAGGTTTTAATGTGGCTATGGGGGGTGACCCGGTATGTTTGTACAACGAGCCGTCTTCAATTCCACTTGACCATATAGAGGACGCTAACGGAAATACCATCTCATATAGCGGAGGTAGGTACTTTGACACGGTAGACGGGCTGAATGAGTTTACTTACTTCCTTACTGATGATACAATTGGTCATAATGCGTTTAGTAATATTGGTGAGAACGGTTCTCCGGTTGTTTCAATCTATATATATGGCGGTGTTCATAACCTTGGAAGCTATGCGTTCGCCGTTGGGAATATTTACAGCCAGGTTACCGCTATTACACTTGAAGAAGGTGTTGAGAAGATTGGTTATAATGACTTTGAGCCTTTAACCGGAAGAACATTTGAAACAATAGATGGGGTCTCTGCAATCACAATCCCTTCAACGGTAAATGAAATCGGGTGTAATGCGTTTTATAATTTCAACGGTGCTACATTCACATTTTGTGGAGCAACCCCGACATTTGATATGAGTGAAAATGGCGACCTTGGGAACAATACTACGGTATATGTTCCGGCAGCTTACCTGAATGATTACCAGACCGCACTATCCGCATATATGCCGAATATCTTTCCATATGGTGATGCCCCCGCTGACGATATACTTACCAACTTGAATATAAAAGCTGCGTATGTTGGTGCTGATGAGGTTGTTAAGATGTATTTGGGAAATGATGTTGTGTGGGAGCCTGAACCGTGCTCAAAATATGAGGAAGGTACCCAGGAACGCTGCGAATGTGAAGGAAAATATTGGTGGGGCGGTGAATGTCACGATGAACCTGAACCGGACCCGTGTGAGGGATTGACCGGGGAAAGCTTGTGCAATTGTCAAGGAAGATACTGGTGGGGCGGTGAATGCCACGATGAGCCTGACACTATGCCCACTACGCCGCTCACTTTTGAAATAACAGGTGTCGGTACTGGTGAAACCGGGTCAATAGGTCTAAGATTAAGCGGTGATACTGGCTGGGCTAACAGACGAAAGTTAACTTACTATTTAACCCACGAAGGGACGGAGACTAGTGGAAATTTAATGTTAAATGAGGCTGTATCAAATAGTGCTATAACAAGCTCGATATCCGGTTTAACTGTTGGCGACAAGATTGAATTCTGGGGTTACTCAGACCAGAGTGGTATGAGTGTAAGTACTAGTGCCTTTGAATATTTTGTAACAACTGCTGGTTTAACCGCAAAAGTTTATGGTAATGTAAATTCGCTCCTTTTTGCCGGTTCCTTCTATCACGGTCAACCAGTCCCACAAACCGGCGAAACTGCTGCATATGCATTTTATAAACTGTTTCAAAATAAAACCGGTTTCACTTTCGGTGCACCAGATGAATTACAGCATATAGTGCTACCGGTACCGGCTAACGGTCTGCAGGACAGTATATACCGCGAAATGTTTTACGGGTGTACCAATATGACTACTGCACCTGAACTGCCTGCTACAACCTTAGCTGCAAGCTGTTATAGGAGTATGTTCAACGGAGCTGGTTTGACTACCGCACCTGAATTACCCGCAACAACTATGGCTGATTATGCATATTTGTCTATGTTCGCTGATTGCCCTATTACGCAAGCACCAGCCCTACCTGCTACTACTTTAGCACAGAATTGTTACAGCAATATGTTTAGAGGTACAAACATAACTGATATGCCAAACTTGCCTGCAACTACCCTTGCACAGTACTGCTATCAAGGTATGTTCTCTGGTTGTACAAGCTTGACGGGTGTGACCGCTGAACTGCCAGCAACAACCTTGGCAAGTTATTGTTATCAATATATGTTCCAAGGTTGTACAAGTTTAACTTCAGCACCAGCACTACCAGCAACAACATTAGCAAATAGTTGTTATTATGGTATGTTCCAAGATTGTACAAGTTTAACTTCGGCACCAGAACTGCCAGCAACGACACTAGCCGGTAATTACTGTTACGGATATATGTTTGGTAACTGTACATTACTTAATTATGTAAAAGCTTTAGCAACAAATTCAGGCATAAGATTTAATCTAAATTGGCTAGCTGATGTTGCATCTAATGGTACATTTGTCAAACACCCAGATGCAACCTGGACAAGCGGTGTGAGTGGTATTCCTAGGAGCTGGACGGTAGAAGACGCTGATGTTTAACAATAACTATCTAATATTTAAATAGTTATGACAAATTTAGAAATAAATAAAGCATATGTCGGCAATACCCAGGTGGAGAAAATCTATCTGGGTACCGATGTTGTGTATGAGGCAACACCAGTAGGACCGACCGCCCATACAGCATCAGTACTCCTTGATGGTTCGGTAGTTATAGATTTGCCAGAAACCATCGGAGGTATGTATGAAATGGCCTTCTCTGAACCCTATACATCAATAACCTTATATTATGATAATGAGGTTGTTACGGCATCCACCCTTACAATATCAAGAGCTGGAAGTAAATTTACAACTGAAACAGATTATGAAGTGGCTAATATTGATACAGATACATACGGGGGTTCCTCAATTAATTCAATATCTTTTTATGCCGATAGTAATGATGTTTATATAGATTTCGCTCCATAATAGACACAGAAATATAATGAATAATAACTAACTAAATATGAGACATATAGGATTTTATAATTCAGGCGATGCGGTTCAAACACCCTAATACGACCTGGACTACCGGAGCTGATGGTATTCCTAGCAGCTGGACGGTAGAATACGCTGATATCTAAACTTATTCTACATACTGAACTTAAGAGCTCTCCTTGTGGGGGGCTCATTTTGCTATTTCCCCTCAATATCTATTAAAAAACAAAGAAAATTGACAAAAAATGGCAGAAAATAAGAACAGATACGACCTGATTTTGCAAAATAGTGCTTCCAGGTCCTCTTTTGTCTTTACCGGGCTGGAAGACCTCTCAGATAATGCCCTTTATTTTCACTTTGACCTTGATTTGGGGCTGGAAGAGGGGGAATACACTTATTGCGTCCTTCTGGATATGCGGGATGACACAGAATTTGACCTACGGATACCCCTTATGGACACAATTGTACATACGGAGGACGGAGATGTGGTTTTGAGGGACCTTCAACCCGTTACAGGGCTTCTCAGAGTTGGAAAAGAGATAAAGGAAGCCAATATTTATGACAATACGGCTTATACGGGGGAAACCACAGACGATAACAACACAATATTCTACTACGAAGGATAAATAACTGATAACTAATATATTATATGGAAGAAAAAAAGAATATTCAGCTTTCGGTGCTTGATATAGAGAGAAGGTATTCGGTTGATTATGCGGAATACACATACGGAAGCTCAACAAATAATGACAGACCGGTCGGGTGGGGTGAAGACAACGCACTACCGCAAATATACCTTAACTGCTATGCCAAATCTTCAACTCTCAAAGCCGCAATAATGTCACAGATAGATTATGTGCTCGGTGATGATGTGATTGTCAACGATTCAGCAGCCTATTGGAAGGAAAAGGTCAACAGAACCGGTATGACTATACGTCAATTTATCGCAAAACTGGCTTTCAACTATGCTGTATACGGTGGTTTCGCTATCCAGGTCATTTATAACAAATTAGGTCAGGTCGTTGAACTTTATCCGCTTGATTTTGGTAAGTGCAGGGTAAACGAGGACGGTACCAAGGTGTTTTACAACAAGAAATGGGGCAAATGGACGTCCAAGTATGATGTTTATGACAGATTTGACCCGAAAAACATAAATATGGAGAACCCTACCCAGATATATTGGTACAAGGGTGATTTCACTTCATCTATTTATCCTCTTCCCCAGTATAACGGGGCACTTTACGACATTCTTACCGAAGTGGAGTGCAGTAAGTACGCTCTAAACACCGTAAGCAAGGGATTTTCAGCAAGATACCTCATTCAGTTCCCGGAAGCGGCAAATTCACTCACAGATGAGCAGAAAAAAGGCATAGAGGAAGCGATAAAGACCAAATGGACCGGCGCTGATACAGATTTGAATGTGATGCTTTATTGGAGGAACGGAGATACTGATGCAGACAAGATTGAAATCAACAAAATTGAGACCGATGATAGCCACGAAAAATATATGGCGTTGAAAGATACTGCAAGACAGAATATATTCATCGCTATGCGTACTTCCCCGCTACTTTGTGGACTTCCAGTTGCTACCGCTTTCTCAACCAACGAATTCAAGGACGCATTCCAGCTTTATGACAAGACAGTTGTTGAACCAATCCAGGATATCATCAAGGAAGCGCTCTCAAAAGTAATGAGTGTTGAAAAGCCGATTTCCTTCAAGAAGTTTGACATAGACTTTTCAAGGGAGGAAGAATAAACTATTAAACAACGAAAGATATGACGGAAATAAAGAACATAAGGAATACGATGCTGGTGTCTCCCACAAAGGTAAAATCCTACGGGAATATCAACATAAACTGTAATGATGCTGAGATGGGTGCAGCAATCCGTACAGCACAGAATGTTCATCTCAAAGACGCTCTCAACAGGGACCTCATAGAGCATATCCAGCAGCTTGTATATAACAAACTGAAAGGGAATGAGGATACTATTGACGATGAAGCCAACGAGATGTACAAGGCATTTCTTGATGAGTATCTTGAGCCAGCACTCGCATATCGTACTGCTGTTGAATTGGTTACGACTACAACCTTAAAAATACGGGGAATGGGATTGGTCAAGAACTCGGACAATAATGTAAACACCACCTCAGCAGCAGAAATGAGTTACACAACCGAATACTACGGGGCACTCTATAATGATGCTCTCAATAGGGCGGTTGACTTTTTGTGTGCAAACAAGAACGCATTCGCCGAAATAGAAGACGGGTTCTGTACCTGTTCCTCTAAACCAAGGTTCGCACAGACCGGTTTGTTTTTGGGATAGTTATGCATATTTCCAAACGAACCCGTAAGCGGTTTTCGTTTTAGAAGAGAGGTTCTTTTGAATGTTTTGGTGGGTAAATACACGGGGACCATTTTCCTTTGTGTATTTCTCCACTTCAGAAGCACTATTCCACTTTTTTATGTAGTTGCCCTCCAAATCATATTGTACGATTGGTTTTTCATTACTTTCGGCTAGCCTTTGATTTCTTGTGCCCCAGTTGCTATTCTCTTTTGGAGATAAAAGATTGAGGTTTTCAAGGCGGTTATCAGTCTTATCCTCGTTTATGTGATTTACCTGCATACCTTCCGGGATTTGCCCATAGAATGCTTGCCAAACAAGTCGTTGAATCTGTACTCGGTATTGTTTCTTTTTTCCTTTGTACAATCCAACTTCTTTGTAGCCACGACTGTTAAGACGTTGGGTTTTGACACGACCTTTTTTGAAGGCTTTCCCTCCGTAATTGTGCTGCACGTATCGGTCCACAGTTCTGACCTCGCCGCAGTTGCTTATTTCGTAGGTTCCAGTAAAATCAATTTTAATCCCATCAAGCCAAAATACAACTGGCATCCATATAATATTCATAGAAAAAAAAACGGGTTGTCCCCTCTTTATATAAGATACAAAAAAAACTATTAAATAAAAAAAGAAAATGGCTGAATTAGTTGGTGATATGTTCCGGGGTATGCCCTGGTACTTGTACCTTATTCTGTTCCTATGTTTCGGGCTTATGATTGCGAGTTTCATAGTGCCTCCGCTTGGTGCAATATCCCCAAGTGTGCTTCAAGGTATTGCTATCATATTGGGTTTCACCTGGTTGCTATACACTACAGCCAACATACCGGTATTTATAGAACGAGGGGCAAAGATTAAGGCATCATACGGAAACGCACAAATTGAAATAGGAAGAAAGAATGAAATTGTACGGCGCGAGAACGAATACAACGAAAAGGAAGAAGAAAATGGCTAAAGCAGAACTGATGGTCCCGTTCATAAGGAAATGGGAAGGTGGATGGGCAAATGACCCTAGTGATGCCGGTGGTTGCACTATGGCAGGGGTAACTATCGCCACATACCAGAAATACTACGGAAAAGACAAGACTTGTGATGACCTCCGTTTTATCACCCAGGAGGAATGGCTACATATCTTCAAATGTGGCTACTGGGATAAGATGAAGGCAGATATGATTGAAAATCAGTCCATAGCCCAGTTATGTGTTGATATGGCTTGGGGTTCCGGCTCCTATTGGGCTATACGAAAGATGCAGAAAGCAATTGGTGTTAAAGATGATGGCATAATAGGTCCAAAAACCCTTGCGGCCCTTAATGCAAAACCACACAAGGAAGTATTTGACAAGATATGGAATATGCGTTATGAATGGCTCTGCAATATTGCGAAGAAGGGCAACAACAAGAAGTTTCTCAAAGGCTGGCTGAACCGTCTAAATGATATAAAATACGAAGATTAACAATAAGATTTACTTATGACACTACAAGAACTACTTAAACAGATAGGAGAGATGGGGAAGGCTCAGCGGCTGATTAACTTTTCTGCTGCAGGTACGAGCCTTGACCAGATGAACCCGATAAGTGTGGACTGGTATCCGCTTCTCTTCCTTTCTCCCACAGGCACACACCAAATCAGGGAGAATGTGAAGATATTTGACATAACCTTCTATTACATAGACAGATTGCTTGAAGACTACTCTAACGACATAGACATATTCAGCTCTGCGATTGAGAACCTTCAAAACCTCCTGAATGGTGTAAAGACGATTGCTGGTGTTGTTGATGTGGAAGACACTTATACAATCCGCAACTTCGCCAATACCGAGAAGATGAATGACAGGCTTGCCGGGGCTTACGCACAGGTACGAATCACAGTAGCAAAGGATAACTGCTTTATAGAAGGTGAAGAACCTGATAATGAGGAAAGTAGATAATGGAACTTGAAGAAGAACTACTATTCAAACAATATAACATTTCCGGGTACTCACAAGACAATACGGAAGATAAAAATGGGGAGGCTGATTAAGTCCTCCCCAAATTTGTAATAACTATTTATAGAGATAAACCCGGCTTTCTCACCTACGAAACACAACAGATTATAATAAACTTAAGGTATCCGGGTCTTGAACCACCGGGGCTTACATAATTGAGTTCCAAGCCCCTACACATAGAATAGTAGAATGAATATTTATCTTGACTCCGTTGGCAAAGATGTTTTTAGCACCTTCACACCCGGAAGGATTTTTTCTTTTAAAAGGGTGCCAGGAATTTCACAACTGCCAACACCCCGTTTTTCTTAACTTCACACTAATAAGATACATTCTTTTTCCCAAAAAAACAAGATTAAAGTCCAAGAGTTTGAATTGTTTTTTCCATCAAATCCACCTTCTTCAAAAATGGTGTGTCCTTGTCAAGTTTAAGGTATAACTCTACATACCATAAGTTTCTTTCCCTCTGTCGCTTGTTATTAACGTTGTCAACGCATATCCGTAGTATCTTGCTCTGCCATTCCTCAATTATGTTGTTCAACTGTTCCTCTGTTGCCTTGTATCTTTTTCTTGTCGCCACTATAACCGAATCGGCGAAGCTAAACTCATCGTATTCCCAGCCGTCTTTTTTGAGGTGATGGTCAGGTTTCTTCTTCGGTGCATATGTCCTTTCCGTCCTTCCCTTCTTGCCTTCAATCAAATATCTGTTGTAAATCAGCCTACCGCTATTTTTGGCTGTTGCTAGCATACTGTCCTGGGTCTTTCTTCCGGTAATTTCCCTCAAATATGCCGTTGCCGCTGTCTGAGTCCTGAACTCCTTCCTTTCATCTGTCACAACGTCCGTAACAATAGTTAGTTTATCAACTTTCATCCTCTTTTACCTTTGACTGCCAATTTATTAACGTATCCAGGAATAGTATTAGCGTATTTCTTGGCGATAAAATAACCGTACTGCCCAAATTGCTCCGATGAAGGATACTTGTATATGTAATTGCCGTCCGGGTTCTTCGTCTTCACACCCTTTACAACCTCGTACCCAAATAGTCTTCCGCTGCTGTTATATCTCTCATAAATGTAAATGTGCTTTTCCTCGTCAACACATTCCTTCTGGACCAGGGTGTCACCTTCAAAAGTAAATCTCTTTTTCTCCTTGATATCTGTCTTAAATGTCTGCATAATCTATATCGTTTAATTTGTTTAACATCGTACCATTTAATTCCGGTACCTTATAGTTTTACCTTGTTTTGATTTTTGTTTAGATGTTTATGAAAAAAAGTGGCAAAGCGGGGCTGTTATTAATATGTTCCCCCATCCACTATGTCGTCATCATCTTCGGGTACCGGACATTCAGGGTCAAAAAGCTCGTCGAGTTCACTTACCATTTGCCTGGCTATTTCGTATTTCTGGTTGTTATCCCGCTCGGTTTCCTCGTTAATGTCCTGCACCAACTCTGGAAAACGCTTGAAGTATTCCTCAGCGGCAATCCACCCATCATCATACAAATGCTGGCTTCCACTTATTCCTCTTTTAAGACCGATGAAGTAGCATACAAAACCAATAAGAAGCATACCGATAATGTAAATAAATGTGTTCATAGCTGTAATGTTTTATTCTTTTATTGTTCATTTATAAATAGCTATTTAAATCAAAACGACAGAAAAAAATGAATGTTTCTACATAATAATAGTACAAAAATTTGTTTTATTTTCAAAAAGAACGTATATTATATATGAAAACTTAATGGTTTTCAACTCTCTCTAAATGTAAAAACTCTTAGTTGTAATGGCGGGCTCTCACAATTCGGTGGGGGCCCTTGTTGTTTATATCAGGAAAATGTTCTATATTTGCGCATTTTCAAAAAAATATTAGATATGACACCGGAACAGAGAACAGCAATTAGGGAAAACCTCTACAACAAGAGTGTAAAGGAACTGGTTGAAGCACTATTGGATTCTTATGATGAACTGGAGGAAGCAAAGAAACTGCGTAGACGTTTTTTACAGATACGTAATCTCGTTTTGGGCCGGAAGAGAGGTCAAAACCAGGGCGCCCAAGGGTTAAAAAAGAAAAGCAGGACATTTAATCCTGCTTTTTTCGTATCAGTATTCTGTTGTATTAAGAGGCATACTTCCACTTATACCCGATATATTTCTGTTGCTCCCCCCTACAGCATTTTCCTATACCGCTATTCTTTGGACAGTTGTTCGCAGATTCCGCCTTTGATAGACTGGCATATTCTTCAACAAACACATCATCAAGCGTGTATTTACATACTTTCTTCGTCTTATCTTGGTTACCTTCCTTCCTGCTCCCGTAATTGCAATTGTATTTGTGTGTGCACCATTCAAGATTCTCAACACAATTGTTTAAAGGGTTTCCGTCCTTGTGGTTAACCTCTGTGTAGCCGTACGGATTTGGAATAAAAGCTTTAGCCACTAGTTGATGCCGGAATACATTCTTCCCTTCTATTCTCACAAAACAATAATTGTTAACAGTTCTTCCTCCAACTAGCAATTTTCCTTTTTGAATCCTTTTGTAGATGGTTTTACCTTTATGTGAAACTATGTATCTGTCTTCAGTTTTCACTTCACCTTTCCTATTTACAAAATATGAAGTGTTGTCAATTCTTTCCCATTCATTTTTATTACTCATTAAATCATAGTCATTATCTTTTTATTATTTTGGAGGGGGTGACAGTCTGAACATAGTAATGGTGGTACCTAGTATTATTTAAATTTAGATTGTCACCCCCTATTATAATTTTTAAAAAAGGAAAAGTCAATCTTTATTGGCCTTGGAAGAACTCTTTATCCGGGTTAAACGAACCACAGGACACATCATCACCAAGGTCAAGTTGGCAGGTTCCGTTGTTGAGATAAATTCCCCACCAGTCCTTCAGTTCCCCTCCACGGCACTTGCGAAGTCTCAGATTAGCCCTGTTGATATCATCTCCGTAATCCTTGTTGCGTTCCAGGTAGAGGATTGCCGATGCTGTTTGAAGGAGGCGGTACGAACCCTGGACATTTGCTTCGGGGGAATCATCGCTTTCTCCCTTCGCCCCTGACCGGTTTGTCTGTTGAGCCACCCAGATTGCTATGTTTTCCTCGCTAGCGAATGCGTCAATCTTCTTCATAGCCCTTTCAAGCGTCTGGTACTCCTTGTCAATAGCCAATCTCTTATCTGACGAGGATTGAATACAGCTCATATAATCAATCATTATTACGTCCGGCTTCCAGTCAGTCCTTTTCATCAAGGAGCGGACTTGTGTCTTTATCTCTTCAACCGTGGTTTCTCCATTAACAAGTTTGAGATACCTAAGGTTTTCCTGCCCGTTGAGAACATTCTTAAACTCCGGACAATCAGCAAATGCTCTGGCAAAGGCCGGTTCAACTTCCGGGTTGTTGTTGTGGAATGCGTTGGTGTTGAGACCGGTCATCGTTGCGTATACCTTCCTCATCATATCGCTTGGTTTGTCCTCAAAATAGAGAAACAGAACCTTGAAGCCGGAAGCCGCAATCATCGTAGCCATATAACTCATCAGCGTTGTCTTTCCGACACCGGTACCGGCAACGAGGATTCCGGTTGTTCCCTTGGCCAGACCTCCGTTCATCTGTTTGTCAAGTTGGGGTATGCCTGTCGTTACTCTTTCGTCCATTCCCTCGTTCATTACAATCTTATACATAGAGTATGGACTGTCGTATTTTGCCTGGGTCTTCTTCTCAATTGAGCGAAGCAGGTCTATTGCGTTTTCAATTGATTCCGGTGTATATCCGTCCTTCTGCAACTTGGAAGCACATAGATTATAGATTCTTTTTGCTTCCTGCTGTTTGAGGAACCGGATTCCCTTTTCAGCCACATCATCAATAGCATCGTCATCTGAGTTCCTGACATTCATAAACGCATCCTTGACGAGCCTATAATCTTCCTCGGTCTTGACGTCATCCTTTATCTGGTATTCCAGTTCCTTCCAGGTACAGAGACGCCCTTTCTTGTCGTTATAGCCCAGCATAGTTTTAACCAGGAGTTGGAGCCCCTTGTCATCAACGTCAGCCGGGTGCAGGTAACCGCATATCTCGTTAAAGTCACTTGGATTGTTCAAAAGATTCTTGATGAACTTGTATTCAAAACTACTCCCAAATGTATGCAGGTTCTTCTGCATTACTGTTTCTTCTTTCTTCTTGTATGCCATTTCTCTCTTGTTTTATCTGTTTAAGGTTATTGTAATTACTGTAATTTTGTTTTATGAAACTTAGTTGTGCTTGCCTTGACGGCGGCGCGGCCCCTTCTTTTTTGACGGCTTCGCCTGATTCTTTATTCTTATTATAAGAGGGGGTTGAGGATGAGCCGGTCCCCGGAGGGTTGTTTTGTTTCTTCCCTGTAGTGTTGAAGATATCTGTATTGAAGAATACATTTATATTTTCTTCTTTCAAAATAATTTTTGGAATATGATGGTTCTTTATTACATCTTCAATATTGATAATCTCCAGCAAACCTTTATCTATAAGTTTACTTACGTATTTTTGGATAAGGTGAGGGTCAGATTCTCCCATAGCATTCATAATATATCTATAACTCATTTGGAGGTATTTGTAATGTTTGTTTTCAGTAACATTCTTCCAATATCCTATTATTGTTAAAAGAATATCCTTTTCATAACGATTCATTACTTTATTACTATAACTCCAGATTTCGTTATATCCTTTAAAAAAACTACTCATAATTCTCTATAGATTATCTATTCTTTTTTTCTTTGGTATTATCTATGATGTATGTAGTCTCACTACACAAAATCTATGTAGTCTCACTACATAGCCTATGTAGTCTCACTACACAAAATGTATGTAGGTATGTAGCCAGACTACATAGCATCTTAGTCCGTCCAGTCATTACTCTTACTTACCGGACCGCCCACCTGATTCAGCCGCCCGGCAAGGTCCTGTACCTCATCAATCATCTTGTTGAGACGGGCATCGCTCATAAACCACGGCTCCCGCAGCATATCAACGCACGCATTACCAATCCTCGCAAGAATGACGAACTGCTTCCAGTAAAGGAACTGCTCCTTACACAAACTCAACCTCTCAACGGAAATATTCCTTCTCAATACCTCAAATGTCTCTATGAGTTCCTCTCTCTCATAATCAGAGTTGACACGGCGGAATACCTCAACTTCCAACGCATCATATGTAATCTCGCTCTCATATTTGGCTCTCATATCAATCAGATTTCCAACGATTGTCTTAAGAGGCAGCTGTCCAAAAAATGTCTCGTTGATATCAAGCCCCGGAAGCATCTCATCAAAGAACTCCCTGTCTTCAATCAACGCCTTGGCAAGAATATGCTGGTACTCAGAAATGATGTGGTTCTTCTCCCCGGAACAACATCCAAATAAGTTAGTGTTATTGTTCATCTTCAAGCTGTTTTATAATCTCTTTATACGCTTCGGTCTCCTTGTAATCAGGTCCATAGCACCATTCAAGGGCTTCTTTAATTTGTTTTAATTTTTCTTCCATAATATACTGTTTTTCAATTTATTGCATACAAAAAACCCGGCTATGACCTATTTGGGGATTCTGTCATAACCGGGTCGCAGTCCATAAGTTCTGCTTATATGTCCGTCACATCTCAACGCCGAATCCCCATAAGGCAGTTGGATATGTTTCATTTCTTGTTCTATATAATGATACACCCTTTTTCCGAACAAAACAAGAGTAAGTGGAAAAATATTTGTACCTTTTATTATAAATATGGCGATGTAAGAAAAAAATCACTATCACCCCAAAAAAAATTTGTGGATATCCAAAAAAGTTTGTAATCTGATAGAGAAAGGAGATTGAAACATCGCCAACGAAAATATTTCATTTTTTTCCTTGGTCCCCCTTGTTTCGGAAATTTCTTTTTTGTATTATTATAGTGTAAGGATGAGACACTACTCCAGGGTTCTCCCCACGGGCAAGAAACTGTACGCATAATATAATATATGTAAAGCCCGGTACTGACTGATTCAAGCTGGAGGTGATGAAAGTTGGTACCGGGTTTTTTTATTGAAATATTTTTACCGAGATTGCAAGTTTGGCACGATATTCGCATATAGTACAATCGTAAGACAAAATAAAGAAACATTAAGCAACAAAATTTAAGAAACATTAAAATTTAGAGATTATGGAAAATAAAACTTTTAATGGCGACAACGGCCTGGCCAACCCTACCTATTCTTTCAAGTATGTTGAGAGCTCCTTTATTGACGGGAGGGAGATGTCATATAACGAGAAAACCTGGACCGCAGAGGACCTTGCTGACTACAACCGCTTCCGGGACCTCTGGCAGGAGCTTGAGACCTTTGACGAGGGTTACCGCCTTTCAGAAATCGGTTGCCTTGCTGATGGTGAGCCTGTATGTATGGGCCTTGAATATAGGATGACTACCGACTATGGTGAGACCATCAACTTCATCCGGGGTATCTCCTACAAGATTGCCGAATAAGATATAAGTTAAACAACAGGGGGCTTGAAACATAGCCCACAAATAAAATAGAGAGAGTATGGAGATTGACAAGAATAGTGGAATGTGGGGTATTGCTTGTTCGTACGCCTATGATGAAGCCAAAGCCAAGGGAATGAGACGGGGTGGAATACCGATGTACAACTATGTCACCAAGAGAGCCCCGGAGATTTATAAACAGTTGGAGAACAAGACATACAAGTTTCAGAAATAGAAATGGGCGGGTGTCCCATTCATAAAAATAATTAAAATACAGCGAAGAATGTTTTTAATTATTGTACGGTAGTAATAATCAACAACAAAACACCATCAAGGGTCAGTCTATCATCGTCTTCCTATGACTGGCCCTTTTTTATATCATATCGGAATGTTAAGCAGCGTATTCCCATTTAAAACCGCCGCAACTATAATGTCCAGGTTTATGTTGGCAGACCGCCCTCATATTATTATGGTCAATATTGTTTAAGGCAGCAGCTTCTTTCATACATCTGTAACGCTCAATTACTTCGCCAGTCCGTTTGTCAAGCTTTAAAACTGCTCGTCCCCTCCGTTCTCTTTGACTTTCAAGTTGTTTTGCTTTTGTTAAGGGATTAGCGTTATTTTCAGCGACCGATACAGCCCGAAGATTGCACAACCGGTTGTCTGTTTTGTCTGTGTTGATATGGTCAATAACTAAACCCTTTGGTATCAGCCCGTAAAAACACTCATAAACGAACCTGTGTGAAACCATAGATTTTTTTCTTAAGGAATCTGTAAAACATAGATAACCGGTATCTTTTAGTGTTTGTTTAACGATTTTGATTGAATCTAATGGGAATAAGGAGGTTTCATCTATTCTTGCTATTTCTCCTTCTTCGTTTGCTACATAACCTATAATTATAGGATGTTCTTTCCAAGTCATAGTTTTAGTTTTTATATTATAATTTTATTATAATATAAGGGAGGACGGAGTAATTGTCAAGGGTATGCAGTAAAACAGCTTAAGCTATTGGGTTCGTTCTGATATAAAAGCACCTAAAATCTACAATTTTGCACTATATCGGCAGCACTTTTGGAAAAAAATGCTATCTTCGTAATTTGTAAATCGTAAATTTTTGGATTATGGACGTCTACGTTTATGACGATTCTCGAGAAGAAAAGGGTGGCGAGATTGAGTTCAGCACCCAGATAACCCAGATGGCCTACTCCAAACTGCTCAAAGAAACCATCATCAAGGAGGTCAGCAAGGTCTTTTAACCGCCTCTTTTATTGACTTTTATCCATTATCCACCTATCTTTTTAAGGTAGGTGGAATTTTTTTACAATTTTTTCTACACAAAACCAAATCATTTTCACCTGAAGATATATTTATATGTAGTAATAAACAAATACATATATGGCAGACAATTTTGAAATAGACGAAAGAAAAGGAAGAGAAAAACTGAAACAGGACTATAAAGCCTCCCCATATCTGATTGACTATGAATTCACCCAGAACAAGTTTGACAGATTGGATTGTTTTTCCACCGCCCACACCCCCAATAAGGACATAACCTACGCAAATGAGATAAAGTTTAGAGGTATACCGATTGACTTGTATTATGACGATGGTTTTATCCTTGAATACAACAAATATGAGGCTTTGATGGAGGCACACACAAACTCTGGTTATTGCCCTTTGTACATATGTTACTTTAATGATGGAAGAATAGTCTGGGACATAACCAAGTTAAATAATGTTGAAGACCGGTGGATAATGAAATGGTGCACAAAAACGACCGCAGAAAATTACGGCAAGAGAGTACTCAAGAAGGTCATTCTATTATATCCAGAGGAAGGGAAGATAAGAAGAAGAATAGCAAGTTAAAACAAAGAATGAAGAAAAGAAATAAAAATCCTTTAATAAACTATGAATTAAGGACAAATAAAGAAATCGCCGATGAGGCTGTCAGTAGCGGATTATTGGACGATTGCATTTACTTTCAGTTTCAAAAGGTTAAAAAGACCGAGCCCTGGAAATGTCAGTTCAGCGGAGACTTAAAGAACGACATATACCTGGTACTGCTTGACTATGACAACGCCAAACTGAATGATGCTTATCACAGGCATTTCAACGCATTCATAACCCGCATTATCCTTAACAACGTACTGAGCACTTCAAGCAATTTCCACAGCTGGTACTTGAAGTTTATGAACAAGTCAAATGATTTCACCGACACACCCGACTATGAAGACAATTGAACAAAGAATAGAGGAAGAATACACCGCACATAACGACCTGGAAGATGATGAGATGTACTGGACGAAGGAAGCGCTCAAAAACTGTCTAAATACGGTGGAAAGGAAGATATTCATCACTTACCTGGAAGAAGGCACTTATAAGGCTACTGCAAAGAAGTTCAAGGTGAGTTATCCAACGGTAAAAACCTATGTAAATAATCTTAAAGCAAAAATAGCAGAATATGTTGATACAAACATTTCTAAATCTGATGATAATTAACCTGATTGTATGTCTTGTGCACGAAGCCGGGTTCTTTGAAACACTTGATGAGATGATAAGCCAGAAATACAGGTTCCATCATCTTCCATATATCTTTATGTGCGGTCTTTGTCAGGTTTTCTGGCTTAGTCTTCTCTACATCATTATAGTAGGACCATTCAATCTATTTACAATCGCTCTCTGTCTGGTTAACGCCCATCTCACAAAAATCATCACCCCTCTCTATAAGTTGGTGGAGAACCTGGTTTTAAAGATTATAGAACTATTAAACAAGTGGTTGGGGCTGTAATTGTGACCCAACTTCAAAAACTAATGAAAAAGTCTATGGTTTTCAAATAGTTATGGATAAAAAAGACGAAAAAGAAGCGTCATAAACTAACGGCGCACACACAGCAAATAATAACAATACAATAAATACTAACAAATGGAAGTAAAGAAAATATCAAAGGAAGAGTACGAAAAGCTTATTCCCTGGGAGAAGGACATTTTAGCCGCCTATAAGAATTCCTACCTGCATATGACCGGAAGTGATTTCTTAAAGGTTGCTGAGATATACAAGGAAATAACGGGTACCGCCCTCACAAGGTCTCAGATGGGTTGCAATACCTGTCGTTTGAATGCCTTACGTAAGCTTGGTGAGATGTATTCCAACTATAAGGATGCGGAGAAGGAAAAGAAGCCCAGGAAGACAAGGACAAAGAAACTGGAAGTGAATAATGACGGGGAATAACAGACAGGAAGGCTGGGTACCGCTTAAAAGATTGGAGTTGAATGTTATGGTGCAGGAAATGATAACGTCCGGAATGACCAGAATGGAGATAATCAACGCATTAAGGGAGAAGGGATTAACCTATGACAAGGCAGAGCACGCCTACTACATAGCTTTAAAGGATATGGCGCCCTCACCCGACTTTATAGATGATTACAAGCGGGGACTAATCCAATTGAACCTGGACAGACTGGAAAAGATTATCAACGAGACGATTGGGGGTAATTTCCAGTCCAAAGCAGTAGCCCTTAAAGCGATATCAGAAATCAATAGAATGGTGGGTGCTACTGATGGCAACAAGATAACGATTGCACAGAAGGACAAGGACGATAACCAGCAGATAATAGAGATAGATTTCAGCAAGTAGTGAAGATTGTTTTTCCTAAACTTACAGCGTACCAGCAGGAGGTTTATGACTGGCTGCAAGACCCGTACAAGACAGGGAAGATTGCGGTCATCAAATCCGTACGTCAAAGCGGGAAGACTTTTTTCATTATGACGGAAGTATTGCAGATTGCCTTGAAGCATATATGTACGTCAGCCATTTATGAACCAACGCTGACCCTTGCAAGGAACGTATACAAAAGCATCTATAAGGCGTTGGAAAATACGGGCTTGATTAAGATAGCAAATGCACAATTACTTGAAATAGAACTCACTAACGGCTCCACAATACTATTCAAGTCCTACGAGCAGATGTCCAGGGGTCTTACGGTTACCGGAATACTTGTCCTTGACGAAGCAGCATATGGGGACGATGAAGTAATCTATTCAATCCTTCCCCTGGCTAATGCAAACAACGCCCCAATCATAATAGCATCAACCCCTTTCACTATGGAGGGCTATTATTATGAGATGTATATGCAGGGACTCCAGAACAAGGATAGCATAAGGACATTTGATTGGAGCAAGCACCCGGAGACAAGCAGATTTCTTACGGAGGAAAAGAAGGAACTCTATAAGCAAACGATGTCCAGGGCTAAATACACTACTGAGGTGCTTGGTGAATTCCTTGCTGATGGTGGTCTTCTCTTTCAGGGGCTTGATACGTCACAAGGCAATCCGGACCCCACAAGCAAAATCATCTATCTGGGTATTGACTTCGGAACAGGGACGGAAGAGGATTATACGGCTCTCAGCGTCCTCAACAATCTTGGGCAAATGGTTAAACTGTACAGGACAAACAACCTGACCCCGACACAACAGGTAGAATGGTTATGCGGGCTTATCCTGGACCTTGCAAGCAAATACACAATCCGTACTGTATTATGCGAGTACAATTCAATCGGTAGTGTCTATATAGATTTTATGAAGAAGAAGCTGTCAAGGAGAAATATAACGCTCACCAACTGGACAACAACCAACAAATCAAAGCAGGACCTGGTAACAAACTTTCAGATTGCCCTTGAAAACAACTACGTACAGATACTGCCAGACCCGGTCCTACTTAATGAGTTGAAGAAATACCAGGCAGAGATAAACAGCAAGACCAAGACCATCAGTTATAACGGGTACAAGGCCCACGATGATACGGTAATTGCTACGATGCTCGCTTATTGGGCTTACAAGAAAAACCTGGGGCAAGTTGCTTTCAGTATAGCTTAATTGAGAACTATAATTGATAACTAATTGATAATGAACAATAATTCAGTTTCATCCTGGACTTCATTAACCGTCCGGGATTATATAAAGATGAAGGAGATTGCCGGTCTTCAAGTAGCTTCAGAAGCGGAAAAGAACCTGATGGTCGCTGCATTACTGGCAAGGATTAATTACAAGGACTTTGAATTGCTCCCCTTAAAAGATGTGGAGGAATATATGGACAACGCCAAATTCCTTCTTGAAAAACCCGTTCCCGATAAGGCAAGGAGAGAATACGAGATAAACGGAAGGACTTACAGATTGTTCAAGGACCCCAGCGAAATGAGTGTGGCACAATATATTGACTTCGCTGCGATTGAGAAGGAGGGGTTTGACAAGATGCCCGCTGAAATGCTAGCCATATTCCTTGTACCTGACGGACACCAATATAATGACGGATATGACAAGGAGCAGCAGATTGAGGATATGATGGATATGAGCGTAACGGAGGCTTTGGGTGTATGCGATTTTTTTACGAAGCGGTTGTCCAAATCAATCAACTTAATTCTGACGGCTCTGAGGCTAAGGATGAAGTGGATGAGGATAACCGCAAGGAAGGAGGACAGGAAAATGATGAAAGCCTTGGAAATCCAGATGAGAACGTACCTCAAAGAAATAGAGGATATATATGGCTTGATTGTGTAAAGGCGGTATCTGAATACACACATTACGATTGGGAGAAGGTGTTCAGGATGAGCGCTATGGAATTCTTCTCTTTTATCGCATATATAAACTTTGACCGCAGAAGGGAAGAAAGAAGGATAAAGGCATTACAGAAGAAACACTAAGCATACTTCCAAATATATCCGTAAGCAGTTTTGCGTTTTCCACGGCAGCAAGAGGAAATGTTTTGATTGGCATATCCAAGTTCTCTTTCTATTTCGATTGTGCTAAACCAAGTGCAGATGTGAGTACCATCAAGCATAAACTGCTCAACCTTTTTGCTTTTTGTTTTTGCAGCTCTCACATTCCTTGTCCCGTAGTTGAGGTTCTGTTTCGGGGTCATCAAAGAAAGATTTTCAAGCCTGTTATCAGTTTTATCCTCATTTAAATGGTTGATTTGCATACCTTTAGGAATAGGACCGTTGAATGCTTCCCAGACAAGGCGATGAACATAACAGTTTTTTTTCTTTCCATTTTTGCACAAAAGAACTTTCAAATAACCACCTGTGCCTTTCCTTGGTCTGAGAATCTGTTCCTCACCTGTGTGATTATAGTTAAGTGATTTCACATTTCCAAGGTCGCTCACCCAGTAAAGACCCTCGTACCCCGGAACGGGTTTCCAATATTCTATTTTCATAATTAAGTCTTTTATTAAATATACAAAAAATAAACGACATAACAAACTAAAGATGAGTACATTAGACATAAAATGGTCCAGCTTAGAAAGGGTGTTGAACGAATTCGCCGACACCTTTATACAGAATGCGAGGGATAACTTACAGGCAAATAACTCAAACGCTTCCTACGACCTCTACAATTCGTTTGAAAAGATAATTGAAATCGGGGAGGACAGCTATTCGGTAAAGATATCCCTGGAAGACTATTGGTATTACGTAAATAACGGAAGAGGACCGGGGAAATTTCCACCCACAGACAAGATAAGGAATTGGATTGAAGTAAAACCAGTTGAAATCCAGCCACTTAACGGAAAGACACCTACTGTTGACCAGCTGACTTTCCTGATATCAAGGAAAATTGCAAAAGAAGGCACCGATGGAAACAGGTTCTTTGATGAAGCGAAGGAACAGACAATCAGGGACTTTGAGATGAGGATAAACCTGGCGATTGAGGAAGATGTATCCAATTATATCCTTGAAATCGTTGAGAAAGGAATGAAGGACGCCCTAACCTAATAACTATTAAATCTAAACAGTTGAACTATGGTCTACAACCCTATTTACAGAAATACGTATTACACTACATCAGCAGATACGCTCCATTACCGGATTATGCTTGACGGTGAAGAGATATATGCTGGAAAAGCCGTAAAATATCCCGATGCTGACGAAATGCAGATAAACCTGGACAAGATATGCAGGAATTACCTTTCGTCTGATATCCAGGACCTTTTGACGGACCTTCCTACCAACACAACCAGACAGTACAATTCAAACGCACAGAGGACATTTGACTTTCACATAGGGTCTTCAACGACTGCCGCACAGAATTATATGTTCTACAACGATTATTCCTACAATACGGACAAGAACATAACAGGTACGGTAATCACTTCAAACCCGATAAACGGTCATTATGTTCCCGGTATGCTTAAAGTCCGCACCACAAGGATAACATCATCATCAGCCCCTACCGTATATACCGAGGGACTTACAGGAAACGGGGAAACCTTAGGATATGACACACAGGTAAAGTGCACACCTTATGTCCTATATTATCTCAACTCTTACGGGGGCTGGGACGCATTTGTCATAGAGGGAAACACCGTAGTGAAGGACGCATACACCACCTATTCAACGGACCGGTCTTATGACAATACGACACTTGAATTTGAGAACAACAAGTACGTACAGGAGATAAAGACAACCTTCGTATGAATACCGGTCTTTTAAGTGATGAACAGTCAAAGAACCTGGCAAAGAACCTGGTCGGAAGCCTTAAAGTTTATCTGCAGAATATTGAGGAAGGCTGGGTCGCTCCTGTTGTGATTACCGATAACAGCGTTGATTACCAGACATATGCAACAAACGGAAAGAAACTTAGCCAGTACAAGATTACCGTTCAATTGTCTCAAACTCGTATAAGGAAATAATAGTCAATAACCTATGAAAAATGATGTAAGGCTGTTTATAGGCGGCAAGGAGGTAGAATTCAGCAAGGACCCGGCAATAATGCTTAACTATACGGAGAAGGACCTGCACAACCCGACAATTGTGAAGAATTCTTTCTCCAAGTCTATCGTATTGGAGGGAACCCCGAGGAACAACGATATCTTCGGGCATATATGGGACTTGACCCGCATTCAGTCAAATTTTAACTTCAATCCCATCAAAAAGACTGATTTTCAATTATTTATAAATGGAGAACTCTTTGAGAAGGGCTATGTGAAATTGGATAAGGTCACAGTTACGAACAACACCAGGCAGTACAACATAACTCTCTATGGGGGCTTGGGTCAGTTTTTCTATAATCTGTCATATGACCAGGACGACAAATCAAATACGAAGAAGACCCTGGCATCATTAAAAATCCACGATGCCTATTCTGTTGAGCCGGAACTTGACTTTGACATAACGAAGGAAAGCGTATATGAAGCCTGGGGACAATTGTGCGGTTGGGGTGAGACAAGGAATGACAGGTGGGACATAATAAACTTCGCCCCCTGCTACAACGGTATTCCAAACGATTTTGATGCAGCGAAGATACTGATAAACAATAACGGGCTTCAAGCGGGATTTTCAAAGGGTGTGACGGAAGGCGGTACCACTTACAGACCGGTTTATAACGGAAGTCTCAACCAGAACGGATATTCCCTAGGAGAGATGCAGGAGGACCTTACGGAATGGGAAACCAGGGACCTCAGAAGCTGGTTGCAGAGACCGGTTGTGAATATGAGAGCCATTATTGACGCTTGTTGCCAGCCGGAGAACAACGGAGGGTATGAGGTAAAGCTTGACAATCACTTCTTCCACGCCTTCAACCCTTATTATTATGATTCCTGGATGACGCTTCCGCTTATTAAGGACCTTGACGGAATCGGTGGTGGTGAAACAGAGGAAGTTACCGGTGCTACCCTTTCCAGGGGTTCCGGTAAACCTTATTGTGAGAAGCTGTATAATGTCAATTTCAACACCTCCACCCTTTCTTCATACAATAATGTTGAAATGCTCCTTGAAGCTGACTTTATCAAGGACCCGGAATCAGTAGGTGCGGCTAATGACCTTTATATGGCAAGGTACTACAAATCAACCGGAGGCGTAACGTTACAGGGCAGCAAATACGTAAAGAAATATAAATACTCTTGCGGTATTGTAGTTCAATTGCTTGCATTTTCACAGGCAGGAGAGGTTGTCGGACAGTCAAATGCATATCTGCTTGCAACGGAGAAGAACCACGCAAACAAGAGCACCCCATTATGGAATGACTTCTACAGAGAGGATGGTGATTTCGGTGTTGAACCTAATTATGAATTCGTACAAGGATATTTCCGTAGGAAGTTGGACGGTACGTATCAGTTCTGCACTATGGACGGAGAACCTTTCTATATCAAGTTCACATTCAGCGCCCCTACTGATTTTGCTTCATTAAGGGTCAAAGTCAAGACACCGTACAACCAATACACCAAATACAAGTTCTCCGGAAGTGATTGGCATCCATATACGTCCGACCATTCAGGCTATTGGATAAATTTATACAACGAAAGGTCAAGGGAAAGAAGCGGTAATTATACCCAGGCTCAGGTTGTCAATCTTGACCGTATCAAAGGCGATATCAGTTTCTCGGTAAAGTCTATGACTGCAATTGCTACGGACTACGAAGGGCTTTTCTCAGGCACCAGAATCACCAAGGAAAAGCTTCTCACAACGGACAAGACCCCAGCTGATTACCTTCTGTCCTACTGCAAGATGTTTGGGCTTTACTTCTACTATGATTCAACGGAGGAAAGCGAGGAACCGGACAAATATCCTTCCGGGGTTGTGCACATTATGGACAGGGACACCTTCTATACTGATGAGGTGGTTGATTTGGAGAAGATGATTGACTGGAACAAGAAGGTTGAGATTACACCCGCACTAGCCGCTTCAAAATGGTACAGATATGATGTTGAACATATTGATAGTCAGGCAGAAACGGAATACAAGGAACAGTACGGACAGCAATACGGGTCACAACTACTGAACACCAACTTCAATTTTGACAACAACACAACGGACCTTTATGACGGTAATGCTTTCAAGTCAGGTGTTATGGTGCTGGAAAAGGACAAGTACTTCAAAAGGATACTTACCCAGGGGCTTCCGAACTACATAAACAACGGACTTTCTTACAGTCTGTTTGCAAGGGATTCATCTTCTGAAGAATTCCAGACCTATGAAATGGATTACCCGATGAGTACTTCCCTGATGCAATATGACTTGAACCCGGACTACAAGGGTTATGACGTATTCCCTAAACTTCAAGCACATACGGAAGACAATTCTGCATCAGACGGAAGCGGTGTTCTCCTTTTCTTCAAGGGTGTTGTGAATACAAGTACTCAGTCAGGTACCACTTACTACAACTTGACCGATGATGTTCCGGATATGGTTTATTTGAATGACGCTACGCCTTGCTGGATACTTACATATAGGGAAACTGATGCCGGTGGTAACAGGATTGCATACCAGCTTGACAACCTCCCCTATTTCACAAGGGACCTCATTCTCTACGGAACAAAGGGAAATATCGTACACAGCTGGAATTTCGGGCACCCTCAGATAACATTCGCACCGGATACCTATACAACGGAAGGAGACAGCATTTATGACGTAGCTTGGAAGAACTATGCGAGGGACCTTTATAGTGTTGATACGAGGAAACTTACCTGTTATGTAAAGGCAGAAATGGACGGAAAGCCTAGGCCTTGGTGGTTAAGGAGGTTCTATTGGTTCCAGAACAGCATATGGGCTCTCAACAGCATAAAGGACCTCAATATGAGCTCATTTGACACTACCAAGATGGAATTCGTCAAGGTGCAGGATATGAACAACTACAAACTTGACCAGATTGAATACCAGGGCATAAACAATATTGAAATAGACCAGAGTGTGATTTCTTGCGAGGCTCAGACCGTAACAGGTAGGGTGATTATGCAATCCGGTGAAGGCTGGGTTGTAGGCGATGTGATTACAGGTACGGACGAAGACGGAAACCGCCACTATATTGACCCGTACGACAATATGAACCCGACAAGGGGAAGTGGACAGATGGTTACGGAATTCACACTCAGCGTACCGGCCAATACGGGTGACACCAACATTACCTGGAGGGTCGGGATTGAGGATGACTTTGACAAGTGGTACCACGCTGAATTCGTACAGGAGACCTGCAATACGGCTGCTACGCTTACGCTGTCCCCTACTGCACAGACGGTATCCGCAAACGCAACGTCAGCCACATTTACGGCAATTATGCGCAGGGCTTCAAATCTTGCGGTAAGCGGTACGGACAGTTGGGCTAGACCTACTTTGAACGGAACCACCATTACTGTTCAACTTGATGCGAATACCGGGTCACAGAGAACAACGACAATTGTGGCTACTGCTACCGGAAACAACGGTGAAAGTCTCAGATATGCGGTTCCTCTTACACAGGGAGGTATCGGACCGATTGAAACCGATGTTGATGAACTTACCCTTGAATATACCCAGGCTCCGGATGTCGTTGAAGTGATTACCGATGATACCTGGACCGGAACAATAACAGATAACAGTTAAGATGATGGCTTATTTCACAATAGAACCTTCTACCGGTAATGGAAGAACTAATGTAATCGTAACACCGAGCAGTTATAACAATAGCGGGGAGGACAGGGTTTCAACACTTACCCTGTCCAATTCCCGGAACAGCAAGACCGTAACACTCAGACAGAAATATCAACCATATATGCAGCAGGTTAACCCCACAGTATTTCCTGCAACCGGTGGGACGATATCCTTCACCGTACACACAGAATATGATATTGTGTTCAGGTCAGTACCGAGCTGGATAACGATATCGCTTAACGGAACAACATATAGTCAGGGTCAAAGGATATCTTCCGGTGTTGCTGATAACCAGACATTCACACTTACGGCAGAAGCGAACACGGAAACAACTTCAAGGTCAGTATCTTCCACCTTCAATATGGGACATTATATCGGGAATGAGCTTCAGAATAGGGTCAGTTATTTCTCCTTCTCACAGGAAGCAGCAGAAGAACCGCCGACACCTGTTTACCGTTCTTATGAAATACCTTGGGAAATGGCCACAAAACTTGCTGATAATGAGGGGGTTATATTTGAGCTGAGAGCTGATGCGCCTGATGGAACATACACTTCATATACTGGAACTTGTGTGGGAAGTGTTAATCAAGAGGGATATATGGTCTTGCAAACAACTGTAGCAGACCCGGCTCTTACCTTAGCAGTCTATATTATGAACCTGAACAACTTAGTGTCAGTACAGGGTCACATTTACTACGGTATTGACCAAGCACACGAAACAAGCCTATATATAGGTGAGCCAGTAACTATGGATACGCAATTTATTGATGGAACTCATATGATATGCAACCTTGATAACCCGAATTATAACTATTAAATCCAAACTGAAAATATATGGCTTCAATAGAGGAAATACTTGGAAAAAATATCAATAGCATAAAGGAACTGAGGGCGGAAATCAAGAACCTTCAGGATAGCCTTATTGGCGTTGATGCCGATAGTGAGCAGTTCAAGACCACTTCCCAGCAACTTGCAGCGGCACAAGAGGAACTTACGAAGGTTACAAGAGCCGGAAAGGAAGAAAATAATGCAGCGAAGGACAGTATTGTCGGAATGAAGAATGAGTACAAGGCTCTTTATGACCAGTACAAACTTCTTTCCGATGAGCAGCGTAATTCTGATTTCGGCAAGAATATGGCTGAATCCCTGGAAACCCTTTCTTCCAAAATCAACGACACACAGAAGGGAGTAGGTTCCTTTAAAGACAATATCGGTAACTATACAGCATCAGTATCAGAGGCTTTCAACAAGATGGGAATATCTATTGGGGGTCTACAGGGTCCATTTAAGGCGGCTCAAACTGCTTCCGGTGGTTTGAATACCGCTTTCAAGACCCTTGCCGCCAATCCTATTATGATTGCAATCACCGCTATTGTCGCTATTCTGGTGAAGGCAGCAGCTGCAATAAAGCAGAATGAGGAACTGACGATGAGGCTGCAACAGGCATTAAGTGTTTTTAAACCAGTACTTGACGCCATTTCCAACGCTTTTGACTTCCTTGCAGGTATAATTGTCAAGGTTGTTGAGGGTTTTGCAAAGTTCTCTGCAAAGGTTCTTTCCATAATCCCAGGAATGAACAAGGCAATCAAATCTCACCAGGAACTTGCAAAGGCTACTGATGAACTCACCAAGAAACAGAGGGAGAATGAAATTGTCAACTCACAGAAACAGGCTGATATTGAAAGACTTAGAGAGGAAGCTTCCGCAACTGATGATGTTATTGAGAAACAGAGACTTCTTGAAGAGGCCAAGGCGAAACAGGCCGAGATAGACCAGGCGAATATTGAGATTGCACAGGAAGAGCTGCGTATAATGCAGGAATATAGTGAAAAGACCGCCAATTCAGCAGAGGAAAATGAGAAGCTTGCGGCAGCCCAGAAGAAGGTGAATGATGCAATCGCCCAGGGCGAGAAGAACGCCAGAATGTACAACAAGCAGCTTGACGCCGTTACACAAACCACATCATCAGCTGGGAATTCCGTTGAAGACTACAAGAAGAAGGCGAAGGAGTTACACGAACAACTGATTGAGGATAACAAGGACGAACTGACCAAGCTCACGGAAAAATATGAGAAGGAAAAGAAGCTTCTTGAAAAATATCACTATGACACCAAGCTCCTTACTGAAAAATACGAGAATGAGCGCACTACTATAATAGGTAATGCAGCAAAGAATTCGCTCCAAGAAAGAAGGGCATCATACAATAAAGACCTTGAAAGCTATAGTAGGCACATCTCCTTAGTACGAGAACTATTACAAGATGACCCTGTCGGTTTAGCAAATTTTGAAAAGCAAATAAGCGAGGAAATCCTTGAAAGGTTTGACAAGATTGAGGACGCTGCGCTAAAAATTCAGCCTAAGCTACGCGAGTTCAACGAAGAGTTTAAGGGCTATAATTCCGCTCTGGTGAATGCGTTTACTTTCATCAAGCAGGATAACATAAAAGATATAAGCGATTACGCGGCCGGTGTAGAACTTTTGACCAACAAGATGAAGAACCTTGTGGAATATGCTAACAAGCCGAATACCGCTAACGGGATAATGTACAATCTCTACAAGCAAGCAAAGGAGCAGCTTGAACTATATGGACCTGAGAACTGGGAAAAGACAACAAGGGCAATACAAGAACAGGTAGATAGTCTTCGTACCGCCTATGGTGTGGCAATTGAGGCTGGTGATGAAAGCGATAGAATAATAGAAATTCAAAAGAAAAATATCGCTCAGCTTGAAAAGGTCATAGCTGAATTGCCTGCACAACTGGCCGGTGAGGAACAGCTGAAGAAGATACAGGACGCGATAAGCAAAAACTATGAACAAGAACTTGAAGGCCTGATAAAGACGGTTTCTTACGACACTTTTAACGGTTATACCGTGTTTATGGCTGAGCAGGAGGCAAAAGCACTTGAAATAGAAAAAACTGCCCTTGAGGACGAACTATCTAAATTCTCCGGTACAACAGAGCAGAAGCTGCAAATAATGCAACGTTACTACGAGGTCCTGGCCGAAATGCGTGAAAATGACCACGCTATGGCTGAACTGTCAATCCAACGCGTTACAGAAATGTTTGATAACCTGATAGATATGACGGACAAGATGGCTAGCTCACTTTCCTCATATAAATCAACCCGTGAAAGCGTTATTGACAGCGAGTTGAAGGCAGGAAAAATCAGCGAAGCAGAGGCCGCTAAACAAAAGAAGAGGTTGCTTACCCTTGAAAGACTTGAAAGGGACTTCGCTATTGCTACGATTGCTGCTGATGCTGCTGCCGGTTTATTCAGCATATGGAAGGGATATGCGACGGAGGTCGGTACTATCAACGCACAGACCGCCGCAGCAGCTGGTCCTGGCGCAGTTGCAGCCAAGGCCGCACTTGATGCTAAATCCCTCGTCAGCGCTATCGCAAAATCTGCTGGACTTGCCGCTACCGCTACCGCACAGATTGCAGCAGCCCAGGGTAAATATGTTGTTGCAAAGAACAATATGTCTGCCGAATCAGGTGGTGGAAGTGTGGGTGTGGCAGCAGCCCCTATGCTGATTGACAGCTCGCCAGTAAGTTGGACACAGCAGGTTCAGAATACGCCAGTAGAAGACGAATTCAACAAAGTTAATTTATGGGTAAGCGTTTCGGACATAGACGAGGCTTTAAATCATAAAGTAGCTGTAACAGACGAAAGTTCATTCTAAACGAAAGGGAGGTTAACAGCCTCCCTTTTGTCTCCAGATAAATAAGTCTGTTCCATTTCCGGCGTATTTTCGTTTTCCCTTGATACACATACATATACCTGAATGATTGACGCCGGTTTGCCTTTCGGCTTCCATATAACTAGGATAGTCTTTAATGAAGTTTCCTCTTGAATCATACTGCAAAACCGGCTTTGATAAATGATTATTAAAATTATTGCCTTTTTGTGCAGCACTCATATGAACTAAGGTCAAAGGATTCCTTTGATTACCACTACTGGAGACCCATCTAAGATTTGTTGGATAGTTGTTGTTGATATCAGTATCTATATGGTCAATCTCCGCTCCGTCAAAGTATTCGTTTTGAACTAGTTCCGGATACGTAATCGCTATCCAACAAGCTGCTTGACGGGTTAAAAGCTTTCCTTCTTTTGAAAGCTGCCAGACGATATAGCCACCTTTTGTGCGGGTATTGGACTTTTCTTTCGTTGTAGTTTTAAAAACTCGCCTACATTTTCCCTCTTTGCTAGCTATGGAGATTTCATATTCACTCCAACCAGGTATTTTCCTCCAAATTTCCTCTTCCATAATGCTTCTTTTTACTATAGTACAAGAAAATCTATTAAAAAACAAACGAATTGAAATGCATAAAGATATACCGGTTTTCAACATAAACTTTACTGATGAGAGCATATGGAACAGCATCTCAATAGTTGATTTTCCAGCTATTGAGAAGGATTTCGTCAAACTAAGCAAACAGAGTGAAGTAAAGTTCAGCATCAACGAGGAAAAGAGAGATATTATGGGTCCGGTTATTATCAAGGACCAGTTGATATACAGAAACGATGAACGTGGGGAGTATTACCTGAAATTTTCCGCCGACACAATCAAGAAAATGGCAATCGCTTTCTTCCAGAGGGACGCACAGAACAACGGAAATGTTATGCATAGTGTTGATGTTCCCGGTGTTACGTTCTATCAGTCATTCATAAAGGATTCTGCAAAGGGATTGAGCCCCGAAGGATTTGAAGATGTACCTGATGGAAGTTGGTTCGTTACCGCCCATATAGAGAATGATGAGGTATGGAATCTCATCAAAGAAGGGCAGCTGAGGGGCTTCTCTATTGACTGTACGGCTGAGTTCCAAGAAGTTAAGGCTGAAAAGACAATAGACACCCTGGAAGATTTCTTAAAATATCTAAATAATAACTAAATAACATTCAATCATTTATGAAAATAACAAACGCACTTAAGCTTATGCTTAAATCTATTCTAGACTTGAAGATGGGTTCTGTCCCAACCGATAAGGCAGTTCTTGTCTTTGATGGCGAGGAATTGGTTGAAGGAATGGAAGTATTTGTCCTTGATGAGGAAGGAAATGCCGTTCCTGCTGCTGATGGTGATTACACCGTTGAAGATGGAAAGGTTATCAAGGTCGTTGAAGGAAAGGTCGCTGAAATTGTTGACCCCGAGGCAGAAGTTGCTGAGGAACCCGTTGAGGAAGTGGCTCAGGAAGAAATTGCACAGGAGGAAAACGAGGAAGTTGAACCCGCTGACGCTGAGGAAGAGACCCCAGCTGATGAGGAAGACCGTATTGCCGCTCTTGAAGCCCGTCTCGCAGAATTTACCGAGGGTCTTAACCAGATTATCAACTCAATTGCAGCACTTGAAGACCGTCTCGCTGAGGTTGAAGGAAAGCTCGCAAAGGTGGAGGCTCCTGCTGCTGAACCGGTAGATGAGACCCCGGAAGTACAGGAGAACGAGCATAAGACAAGGCTCAGCTATCTCCGCAAGGACTAATTTTAAATCTCCAAATGTAACCGTAAGGTGAACTGAGTTTTCCGTAACAAGCCTGGCTGATATTACCCCTTGAATAACCTAGTACTCTGGCTATTTCTTGTTGTGAAGGCCACTCGCGGATAAAGTTTCCTTGAAGGTCATATTGCATAATTGGGGTTGAACCTTTACCGTTTAATCTGGATTTTGCACTACGTTCTTTTTGGGTACCCCAGTTCATATTTTCGGTCCTGGTCATAAGATTTAAATTTTCTAACCGGTTGTCAGTTTTGTTCTCGTTAATGTGGTTGACTTCCATATTATCAGGAATCGGACCGTTAAATGCAGACCAAACAGCACGATGTACTCTGTACAGTTTTTTTGTATGATTTTTCCACAAAATAACTTGCAAATAGCCACCGTGGTCAATACTTGGTTTTAAAACTTTTGCAAAACCACTTCTGTGATAATTTAGACTTCTAATTTCACCATAATTGCTGGCTTGATATAATGTTTCAAAACCAGGTATATCTCTCCAAATCTGCATAAATTTTCTTTCTTTTAATTAAAATACAAAAAATATATTAAAGAACAAAAACAAAGAAATAATAATAACATAAAAAAAACATTACATAAATGGCTACTAGTTGTTTATCAGACTACACTCTCCGCGGAATCGGGTTTGACTGTAATGCAAACTTGGCTGGTATCAAGAAGGTTTATATTACTTACTATGATGATGCAACCCCTTCAATTGACTACTCAGCACATACCGTTACCGCTGTCACTCTTTCTGGCGGCGTAAAGTGGTATTCATATGAGTTCGCTCGCAACACAGGCTCCCTCAATTCAACTCTTACGAAAGACGAGGCTAATGGTACTCGTTACTACACCAACACCCTTACCCTTGTGTTCAATAAGCTCGAGGCCCAGAAGCATCTTGAAGTAATGGCCCTCGCTGCTGAGAAGCTTGCGGTTATCGTTGAAGACAATAACGGTAAGAAATGGTATCTCGGTGCAGACCAATATGTTAGCGGTTCTGCTACTGAAGCTGGAACCGGTACTGCCGCTGATGACAGGAACGGATATGATGTTACGATTGACGGTACATCAGCTTACCTTCCTTTTGAATACACCGGAACAATTGACGCAGAACCTGCTCCAACTTCCAACTAATCTAAACTAATTGAATTATAATAAATTAAGAAAAAAAAGGAAATAGAATTATGGCAAACACTTTAGATTTGAATTCCCTTCCTGATTACATCAAGGAACATAGGGATGAACTTTTTATCAACGCTGTCCTTGGTGCAAAAACCCTTGGTCTCGTTGAGATTATGCCGAATGTGAAGTACAAGGACGCTCTCAATTATCTTGATAGCGAGGTTGTTCTTCAGGACGGTTCAAACTGTGGCTGGAATCCTCAGGGCTCAGATATCTTCTCTCAGCGTTATATTGAGACCAAGGCTGTTGAGGTTGAGAAGGAATTCTGCTGGAAGGACTTTGAGAAGAAGTATATGAACTATCAGCTCCTTTGGGAAGCCGGTAGGGAGAAGCTTCCTTTTGAAGAGAAGATTGCCCAGTCAAATATGAACGCTATCCAGGACGCTGTTGAGGACCTGGTTTGGAAGGGTGACAATACTCTTGGTATTGACGGCTTTATCGCTGCAGCTGAGGCTGAAAGCGCTGTTACCGTTGATTTTGAAACCGGTCAGACCGTTTCTGATAAGGTTGATGCTGTTGTTGCTGCTATCTCTTTCAAGATGCTCAAGAAGGGCGTTAACATCTATATGAGCCCTACTGACTTCCGTAACTACATTATGGAGCAGAATGGTGCTTGCTGCAATAACAAGCCTGTCCTTGACGCAGCTGCTGAATCCATCTCCTACTTTGGTGATTCCCGCATCAAGCTCATCCCGGTTATCGGTCTTGAAGGAACTGGTGCTATCGTAGCTGCTACCCCTGATAGCCTCGTATACGCCACCGATGTTGAAGGTAGCGAGAGCACTTACAGAATGTGGTTTGACGAGAAGGAAGAGAAATTTATGTTCCGTGTTCTCTTCCGCGCCGGTACAGCGATAAAATTTCCAGACTTGGTCGTTCTTGGAAAATAAGAGCTTAATAATCAAAGAATTAAGAGCAGGTTTTAGCCTGCTCTTTTTTCTTTATATTTCCATATGTATCCGCAAGAAGTCTTATGTTTTCCAATAGCAGCTGCACTTATATTAGAATCATAAACTTTTTTTCTTAGTTCTATTTCCATCGCTATTGTCGCTTCTGCTAGACTATCATATTTTTTTACGATTTCTCCGGTTTTTGTATCTATTTGGTAAATTGGCTTACTTTTACTTGTTTTATTCATTTGAATGACAGCTTCTTTTTGCTTTTGGCTGCCAGGATGACCTTTTTTACCGATTAAAGCCAAGGATATTTTCTTTTTGGTCTCAGCTGATGGACTTATTCCTTTTTTTGATTTGCTGATTTTTTCCCGCGTTTCCTCAGTCACTATATGCCCTTTATGCGCCACACTCAATTTTTTTCTTGTTTCTTCAGGTAGATGCTTTCCTTTATGGGCGGCAGAGTTGTGAGTTTTTGTTAAGGGATTTCTCATCTGGCCAGACCTATCAGTCCAGCGAAGATTTGATGGGTGATTATTCAGTCTGTCAGTATCTATATGGTCAATCTCAGCTCCTTCAAAGTATTCGTTTTGTACAAGTTCAGGGTATGTTATGGCAATCCAACGAGCCGCCTGATGAACTACTTGTACGCCATTTATTTTCATCCTCCAATAGATATAGCCTTTTTTGTCTGGTTTTGTGCTTAGATAGTGTGGTTTTTCTCTCAAACCATATTTGTTGTACAAACTGATGCACCTTCCTTCTTTTGTACTAATGTCAATTAAATATTTACCGTCTGTTCCAGGTACTTCTCGCAAGTTTTCCATATTCATCTCCTTTTACTTATAATACAAAAAATAAATGAGAAACACAAGTAGTTCTTGGTGAGTAATCCTTAACCTAAACTTGATTAAAGAAGGAAGTCGTAAAGGCTTCCTTTTTTTGTTATATCTTCATATCTATTAAAGAGAAACAAAGAATATGGTTATTTACGACAGCGAAAACGGTAACCTTTATATTCCCAAGGCTACCGATAAGATTATTCTAAGTGCTGAGGACATTTATCAGCAGGCATTTAACGATGGATACAAAGCCGGATACAGGGAAGGGTGGAATCAGGCAGAAGAAGAATGCCATAATACTGCTAACTAATTGACTATTATGAGAATATACAACTTACTTAAAGCTCCGGAGGGTCTTTCTTACGATGAAATAGACTACGAGGCTGTATACCAATCAGGTTATACCGCCGGATTCGATAGTGGAGTAACTGACGGATATAATGAATACGAATGTGAGGAAATTGTTGTACCGTACTCTCTAGATTTTAAGTTGCGCGACAGCTACACGCTTCCTTTGAATATTCACTATAGTGGGAAATGGAGTATCACTTATGCAAGTACATCTTACCCGGATAATATGGTAACTCTTTCACAAACAGAAGGCACAGGAAATACGGAAGTGCTTGTTACTATTGTTGGAGATTTACCTTGTACTGGTTTCCCGACAATTTTTGGACAACTGATAGTATCTGATACTTTTGGGAGGTTAAGAGGTGTTGCGTTATCATATACAACCTGTCATTCAACTCAGACACCTTATGTTGAGAAAATCACAATCACTTCAATATCAGGCGCCAAGATTCCACCTCAAACCCCTGTTGAATGGGCAAGGGATGAGCACTATTTGTCAAATTATCCTGCACCAATCGCCCTGAACTGGCCCTCAACAGGCGGTTCATTCACTTATGACATTCAAATGCATTTGCAGGATGCCGAGTGGTGGGACAGCTACGGAAACAGAGGAACGGGAAATACAAGCGGTTTAACTGTTACAGTACCTGCTTGGTCCGAGGGTGATACAGAATTACGCTCTTACGGTATCGGTTTCTATAACAACTGCTGCAGAACTTATAGTGGCAGCGCAGCATTCGTTTCAGGTTCCATAGATGAGCCGGAAGTCCCATCAGCAACAGCTCTAACTTTTGGAATATATAGGCCTTGTGATGATAGCTATTCTGAGTCCACGGTGCTTTATCGGGGAATGTCCGCAATAACACAAACAATTGTTTCTCCTTCAGGTGCAGCTAGCAATCTTGTTTATACTTCAAGCAATCCAACGGTGGCGACAATTGATGCAAATGGGATAATAACAGTTACTGATAGTGGTTTCCCTGTGTGGGAAGAAATTGTTTTCACGGTAACGGATACGGTTAGTAACATTTCAGCTTCTACTACTGGTTTCTGTACCTCCGTTCCAACAGTTTGGGCGCACGGTTCGAACGACTGCCCTTGTGGGGGGCTAGATTGCAGCTGTATACCGGCGACAGGAGGAACGTTCAATTTTAACGGATATCATTTTATTTGTCCGGATATCTATATATCTACGGAATGGGCTATTGTCAGCAAGCCGGAATGGGTAACTGTTTCTCCCTCAAGCGGAAATATGATGTGTGGCGGAAGTGGTCTAATTGACCTAACGGTAACGGTGGCTGCAAATAACTCTTCGTCATTAAGAGGAGGCGAGATTGTTCTAAAAGAGAATGGACCGGATGAACACCAAATGGCAATTATGATAGAGCAGGAAGGTCTTCCGCAATAATTCTTAACCGGTTCGTGCAGATTATTTCGCTACCGTTTAACACAAGGACTGGTTGTGGGTCTGGCTGAAAAGCTGGGCCCATTTTTGTTTTGTCTATTTTCTCCACAAGTATCTATTAAAGAGAAAATAAAATCATAAAGAAGAAGACGAAGAAGATGATAATTACAGTAACAAATGAGGTACCTTTTCAGATATTGAGTTCCTCTTTTTCTATCGGTCCTTCTGAAACCGGTTATGACCTTCAGGTAGGGGCTGATTCCAGGAATTTTACCACTCTGTTCTCGGTTGGTGCAAACACTCCGAGAATGGTTACTAATGTGGCAAACGGGTCTTATTTCCGTTTGAAGAATAATGTCGGTGATGTTAAAGTTAACTGGCAAAGGGTATGCACCGATGATGGTGGTGGCGGAGCTTCAGGTACTGAACTCTCCCCTGTTTCTGAGTTCCCCCTTGGTGCTGAGGCCGGTACGGTTATAGCTTATAGCGGTTCTTCAAGTGCTGCTGGCATATATCAGTTTGACGGTACAGACTGGGTTGAGGCTGGTGGTGCTATTGACCCTTCCGTACTTGAAGGTTATGCAACAAGCGGTGATATGCAATCCGCTTTCACCTTAATCAGCGAAACACAGCAGGTGGCGGCAGCGGGATTTGACCAGCTGGAAGGAAGAATAGATGAACTTTCTGGTGCTACGCCTAATTTATCCGCATATTGGACCTCAGCTGAAACCCAGAATGCAATTGACGAAGCTATTTCCGGTTTTACTCCATCTGCTAACTCCCCTATCATTCCAGCAATCACTTCACAGGCTGAATATGAAGCAATCTCAGGTGATGTCAAGACCGGGGATTTGATTCAGGTCCGGGGTGTGGTTTTGGATGGTTATGATGGGCCTCAATATGGCTTGTTTGAGGCTAATGTAGAAGAGGAAGAATCCGATGGAGTTGTCAGAAAAATCATATCCTGGTCCAGAAAGGATAATTCGCATAGTGTGTTTTGGTCAGAAGATTATCCTTGGATGGCTGAAAATGGTATACAACCGGTTGATTTTTTTGGGGGTAGTTTTCTTATTGCTCCTGAAGACCTTGCGGAAGATGAAGCATATAACGGTATCGGCTTTGATAATGACGGAAAGCCTGTAATCACCCATATTGCACCAACATATGATGGTGAGACCGGAGAAATTACCGGAATAACCAGGGAAGATACTCCAATTGGTGCGGATATGTCAGCATATTACACATCAGCACAGACCGAAGCAGCTATTGCACAGGCTGTATCTGGCCTTGCAACCGAGCAGTATGTCCAGGATGCCCTTTCTGGTGTCAATATGGATAACTATTACACTTCCGCACAGACCGAGGAAGCAATCACTTCAAAGAATTATGTAACAAGTGCACAAGTTGAGACACAAATGGTTGCAAAGAATTATATCACTTCTGCTGATACAGCCAATTTTGTTACCTCCGCACAAGTTGAAACCCAGATTGAAGCGAAGAACTATGTCAATTCTGGCGATGTAAAATCCCAGGTTGAGGCTTATAACTATGCTACTGTATCTCAAATACCTACGGTACCTACATCAAATAC